TTTATTAATTTCGAATTTAGTGATAAATTAAGTTAACGTTACAAAATTATTCACGACTCCGGTCTATATATCTTCACTCCTATTGGTTATGAATTTAGTCAGGACCGTTAAAACCTACACCTTAGGGTTTCTATGCAACCTAGCCGCACAATGGGCGCGTGCCGGGCGATTTAGACTCCTGCTCGGATTGTTTCTTTATGTGCCGTTTCATTATCGAAACGCCATATATCGAACGGTCAGAGACATATTACACAATCTTGCGGATACCGTCCGGAACACATTGGGCGCGAGGATGACCAGCTACATCTTGAGCTGCTTTGCCTCCAAAGTTCTAGACGATACTCGGCAAATTTTCAGACAAGCTTATGCACATTTAGGCAGACCAATATATGTTCAGCAATTAGGCCATTCACATCCGAAGGCCGCTGCTGTGCGGCGTTGCGCGAATAGTTTTCTGTTCGCCATGGCACCAATACTCGGTAAACGTCAGTTTTCCGTTTCCTCATCAAAGACCGATGAGGTGCAAGCCATACCCCGCGTTCGACATTTTCACGTCGCCAAAGACCTGCAGTATGATTACTGCAACAAACGTATCACGAGCGAACATCTGATTACAATGACCGATGTTGACTACTACGTCCATATGCCCGATTTCTTACGAGGCAACACGGTAGCAATATCTACCTTCGTACCGCAGGATGTCTGCGGAATGACCGAAGATGCGTCCTACACAATCGATAGCGACAACAACGTTGTAACACATGTTAATGGTGGTGGTAAATACACCCACCAGCTTTGGGATTTTGAGACAGACCATATTACTGTCGATCACATTTGGGGCTCCGTGCTCTACCTTATCGAACGCTTTAAGTTTAGCAATGATAGGTATGTGATCATTTTCATCCCATTAAGATACGTTTATGGTCCACTTGCGTGGATACTACCCGGCAAACGCCTATCTAGGCGAAAATTTGTCACTAATGGGTATGCTCATTCGCGTTATCATCATATCGTGCCAAAGACGTCACTGCCTTACTCAATGGTAGTCCGTCACTCCATCGGTAAATTAAATAGTTTCAGTTCCGTCACCGTTACTGACAGCCTGTTGCAGACCATCTTCACGCGCCTTCGGGTTGCGAAGACACCTCAGGTTTCCGATGTCGAAAGACTTGTCCGATCCGCTGCCGACCCCGAGATCACTGATTCAGTACATGCTGCAACGACATTATATGACTTTTATAAGGCCAACCCAGATTTCTTCGCTTATCATTTTTCACCAATATCAGCCTACGCTGACGACGATGGTTACCAAACAACTAAGCCCCTTGCCACAGAAGATGGTAAGGCAGTCACGCGTAGAGTGATGCCACCGATAATCGATGACGGTTATTACCCATTACGTAGCCACAACAATGAACAAAACTTTGTTGACGGACGTATTTTAAACGTCAAGAATCTGACCCCCACACACAAGATACCACCCAGATACTGGGTTTATCTCAACGAGTTTGTCGATCAACTTGTTGGGCCACATCGCGGCACATTAGCGCCCCTCACTCATGAGGAGATGTTGGCCAATGTGTCTAAGAGGGGACCAAAAGCCGTCCTACGGGTTGAAAACGAGAACTTTTTCCCCGACGATGGCGCCACTATTAAGTCTTTCCAAAAGGCCGAGACCTATGGAAAAATTACCGCTACACGCGGTATATGCACGCTACCAACAGCCCACAATTTCAGGCTTGGTCAGTTCGTGTATCCGTTTGCACAGCATATCATGAAGCCACAGCCATGGTATGCTTTTGGATCACATCCGCAAGAACTTGGCACCAGATTGCAAGACATTTGTGAAAACGAAGAGAGTTTAACGAACTCTGACATCAACAAGAACGATGGATCCGTCCATTATATCTCGCATGTCTTAGACATTGCCAGCTATAACGCTTCTTACGCTCCGAAGTATCATGCGGAAATTAACGCATTGTTACAAGCAGAGACACGCACCAGATCAATTACCACCACCGGTATCGTTACCAAGATGGATAATGTGACCGCTTCCGGCTCTAGTATTACATCCGATAAGAATTCTCGGTTGAATGCTTTTGTCGCCTTTTGCGCTTTACGCGACAAAGGACTCAGCCCTACCGAGGCGTTTGCTAAACTCGGGCTGTACGGAGGCGATGATGGTGTTAGCCGCGGCATAACAGCTGCCGAGGTTACACGTGCTTTTGCCAATATTGGTATGCTTAGTACATCAGCTACAATACCAATATTTAGTCCAGTTCCCTTTTTGGGTAGGTTGTTTCTAAACCCCTGGACCACACCGGAGTCGGTACATGATGTAGACGCGCACTCTCGAAGTTCCACCTAGCTAGTGCACCTAAAACCATACCCGATGATTTAATCCTTGTTCGCAAGGCCACCGGGTACTTGGTCACCGATCCAGACACGCCTTTGTTGTCTAACTTCTGTAAAGCCGTCATACGTTGTTTTAAGAACGTAAATCTTGATGGCCCTCACTCACCAGAAGTAAACGCCATTTTGACACGCGAATCATCCTATTTCTCACGTTGGGATACACCTTTCCCCAAATTACTATCTATGGACACCGCCAGGTCAGCCATAATTGAGAATCTGGATTGCTCTGAGGAGCAATTCGACAACGCTATCCATTTCTTGGATAATACCAATAACTTTTCGGAGTTTGCAGCGTTGAGCGGATTTTTCCATGCCAACAACAAAGTGCAAGTAACCGCAACACATCGCGGCGAACTCAAGATCGGAACCGATGATGCTCCCGCGGACCCGGCCACCAGCAAACATCAAATGCAGGTCGCCGCGAACAAGTCACCCAGGGTAGAAGAACAAATTCAACAAACTGTTCTAGCCGTGACTTCCAAGGCAGCAGCAGCTCAACCGGAGAAGACCGTAAACACCGCGAAACCGCCCGTGCCACTTAAACCTCGTGTTCAACCAAAGACCGAGAAGGCAAAGCAGGCGAAAGCTGATGCGAAATTCGCTCAGGGTAATACCAGGGTCAAAATAGACGCTAGTCAGTCTGTGAAACCTGGTCGCGCGGTAAAGCACGTACATCAGTGCCAGAGTTGCCATCGGCACTATAGCCATATACATCGCTTCGTCAATATTGACGACATGTCCCCTTACGAATGCCCGAACCCAATGTGTATTGAGTACCATGGGTTCGCAAATCCTAAATCCGCTGTCCTTTTAGAGCGACAATGGGGCAACACTCGTGCTAGCCCCACAAACATAGGGAGCCTTATGCAAATCATGCATGAGGCCACCGGCCAAGGTTCTGCCACATCACATATCAACAGTGATGTGGTTACCAGCGGCAACAGCGTCGTGTCTGTTACCGCTACTCCTAATCAGATTGTCTTGATTAAGGAGGAGAAGGTCAAGGTGAAACCTCCTAAGTTTGATACGTCTGCCGAAGCCGATATATATTACGGCAACACTGGACATGAGCTCTGCTGCCGCCGCTGCGGCAAGTGGGGCGAAAAATGGGTTGAGGACGGCCGCTGCGATAAATATCCGCGGTGTAAGGGACTACCCGTCTACGCGGGACCAACAGCGATTGCGGAACAAAACGTTACCATCATACAAGCAGGCGAAGAAGCCCTCACAAAACATGATCTACTAACACCAGGTCAATTCAAGTCTGATCTACATTTTGATTCTGTAGATTTTCATGATCCTGAGTCTCGTACTCTCGTAACTAAGCCAACTGACAAGTTGAGTTACGCAGAGACCCTGAAGACGAAGAGCATAATCTTCACTAACTCAGCCATGAAGCAATCCACACCTGGGAATAACCAGCTAACCATAAACGAGCCCAAATCGGCCGAGAAAATTAACAAACAGCGGGCTGTGCTACGAACAGCGACCGCTGAATCGAAGTGAATGCGCAAATATAACAAATCCTAGGTAACCTAGGCAAGAAGGAAAACTTGTAACAGCCTTGACGGCGGCCAAAAGAGCAAACCAAAAACAACCCCACATAACGCGGGCAAGAAGGAAAACTTGTAACAGCTAAGAAAGCGGCCTAACGAGCAAACCAAAAATATCTCGCATTGATCTCAACACTTCATTCAGCGTTCGTCACGCCCGAACGTTTTTAACATATAACGAATTATCATACTTATATTAACTATTTTCTAATGGATTTAGCACGACCCAAACGACTAAGACGTGGAAATGTCTCGTTTAAGCCGATTGACGCACAATCAACAAATCAACCATCAGCTCGCACGTTACGTAATAGGCGTAGAAATGCCAACAGACGGAAATCCCAAGTTCGATCCGGGATCCCAGCTGGCGCGCCTTACGTTTCTAAATCACTGGTTCCGATTTCGTTTATACCCCCCTCTATGTCATTAGGACAATCATCTGCCGTCAGATCAATGAATAGCGGCTTGCGACGAACCTTGCGTACAGCAAAACTCTCACCAGATGGATTAGCTTTTCTTAAGTGTGCCTTTGCACCACCAGATTTTGCGTCCAGCGCCGTGAGAGGCGTACCCGATCAGTTCGAAGGCAAATCTTTAACAAAGAAGCACCGCCTTACATCTAACTTTACCAATCCTGGAGCCAGAGACACTTACATCATAGTCCTCCCTATCCCTGGTATAGCTTATTTTACTACCGATGCCGCAGCCGGCGTTGATCTCACCTCCACGACAACGTGGAATGCTGTAAAATACGGAGATAGCACAACGCTATTTCCCTCACAGCTCACCGCGACAGATAATGTCACTAAATTTCGATACGTATCACAACATGTGGAACTAGTCCCTACCGTTAATGCAATGCAATGGTCTGGTTCAATCACAGCTTGGAAGATTAATCCCCAAGTAACGGAGCGGTCAATAACACTTGCTCTCACCGATGGCATACGTACCATCGCAGGAATGAATCAAACCTTAGGCGCTCTCACAGCAGAAGCATACTCAGGACCGGTAATTAATGGTATTTTTGCCGGTGCTTATTCATCCAACCCGACATTTAGTTTCACTCCTATATACGACTCTCAGGGCAGCATACCCATTAATTTGACAGCAGCAGACTTCCAACAGTTGATAGCCCCCGGTAGTACCGGTTTACCTGGCTTTGACAACGGTTTCGAATCTCTCTGTATTAAGATAACAAACACGGGGTTGCAAAATACCTTTGTTATCCGAAATTATGCGTGTGTTGAATATATTGCCTCACCTACTTCTGGATTGTACGAGTACCAATCAGTGTCTTGTAATGATCCGCTGGCAATAGAATTGTACAAACAAATCATTAAGGAACTACCCGTAGGTGTTCACTACATGGACAATGAGAACTTCTGGAGACGCGTATTAAATATTATACGCATGGTCTCCGGCTCACTAGCTGTCCTCCCAGGACCTTACGGTGCCATGGCAGGTGGAGTTAACGCCATCTCCACTGGCATAAATGAGCTCACTTTGTAAGCGACAATCACCAAAAATCCGTATACCACACAGGTACCCTCTAAGCAATGAGCATTGGGATGCCTAGCAGCT